TTTAGGTGTTGATGTAATTAATGTGACTTTAGAGAGTTTAGGTGGCGATGTTAGCCACGCTTTGGCTATTTATTCCTTATTGAAAAATAGCGGTGCAACGATTAATACTTATTATCGTGGTGTAAATGCTTCGGCTTCTACTATTATAGGAAGTGCGGCTACCAGCGTAAAAAACATTTATATGGATAACACTGGTTTATTCCTTGTTCATAAGGTTATGAGTTACGTTGAGGGCAACGAGAACGATATGCAAGATATGATTAACGACCTTGAGAAATGGCAAGGTGCGATTAATCAAGTATATTTGAATTTGGGAGTAGAAAAAGAAGTGATTGCCGAGTTAATGGAACGTAACGGTGGACACGGCGAATATCTAAACTTTAAGGAAGCGAAAAAATACGGATTTGTAGGCAAAGAGTGGGAGACTAAAAAAGTAGCGAACTACTCTCGTGACACATTCGTACAAAAAGAATTATTAGTACCTAATTTTATAAATCAAAAAGAAGAAAAAATGGAAGAAACAACACCAAATGTTGTGACCGAGGAAAAAACTTTGCTTCAAAAGATTTGGAACAAAATCTCTAACGAGACTGAGCCAACTGCTGAAAACGAAGTGGATAACGAGGTTACACCAGAAGAACAAACGGCTATTGTAGATGAAGTTATGCAGATACTTGAGCCGAGATTAGTAGCTTTAGAAGAAGCTATGGCTGAATTACTGCCTAAAGAAGAAGAAGAAGAAGCAGAAGAGCAGCCAATGGAGGAGGAAGTAGTAGAAGACAAAAAAGAAAACTTGAGCGAGGTTATCAAAAATGAAATCGCTGAAGCTTTCAAGAACTTTGTAGAGCCTACTCCAACAAAATCAAACAAGACAAATAGCGTTAACGACCCTACTTGGAAACAACATTTAAATAACTTTCAAAATTTCATTAAATAATGGCAACACCAACAATTTCACCAAACACTTATGCTGGTAAGGATTTAGAAGGCATAATAGCACAATCGGTACTACGAGGTAGAACGATTGAAAACGGATTAATTTCAGTACATACAGACATCGATTCAAGAGCGGTAGTTAAGACAATGGCTAACACAATAACTGTTCAAGATTCAGTAGCAGCTTTCAATAGCGCAGGGTCTTTAACTTTGGGCGAGAAATACCTTGACCCGAAGAAATTTATGGAAGCAGTTGAATTCGATTACCAATCATTGAATGGTACTTGGTATGCAAGTCAGCAGCCAAGAGGACGTGGGGGCGATTTCGTTCCACCTGCAACTATCGAGGAGGCTTTAATTGAGCAACAAGCTTTGATTCGTTCAAAATTCATTGATGCTTCTATCTGGAGAGGTAGTGTAGCAGCTGGTGAGTTATCTAAAATCACAGTTTCAGCTTCTTCTAACGTAGTAACTGGTTTGATTCCTTTAATGGAAGCTGGTAGCGATGTAAACAAATTAGATAGTGATAAAGTAGCTATTGTAGATATTACTGCTGGTGCGCCAACTATTGTAGAATTAGCAGATACATCTAACTTGCAGACTGGAGATGTTGTTACATTTTCTGGTGTTACTGGTTCTGACCCAGTTTGGGCAAATGTTAGCGGTTCTTTCCCTATCACAGTAACAAGCGCAACTACTTTTACTGTTGCAGTTGACACAAGTTCTTATGCTGGTACTTTCACAAGTGGTAACATTAATTACATTAACTCTTCAAACGCTTTATCTGTATTGACCAGCGTTTACAACGCATTAAGCGAGTCAGTAGAAGATGATTTAGATTTCTACATCTTTGGTAACAAAGGTTTGGGTAAAGCTTACTCTTTGGCTCAAGCAGCAGCAGCTAACGGAGCAGGTTCTTATTACATCGGTGCTAAAGAATTGGATTTCTTAGGTAACAGATTGGCTATTTTGCCTTTCGTATCTGCAAATACAATCGTAGCAGCTAACGTATCTAACCTACACTTTGGAACTGCTTTGGATGCAGAGTGGAATAACGTATCTATCTTACCTCAGTACGAAGTAACTGGCGATAGAACGGTTCGATACAGATGTGACTATGCTTTTGATGTTAACTACACAAATGGCGAAGACATCGTATTATTCCGATAGTATTAAATTTATAAAGGGGGTGTTAATTCACTCCCTTTTAACAACAAAAAAAATAATTATAAAATGGCAGCAAATTTAAGTTTAGCAGCAGGTGCAGGAGCAAACTGCCCAAGAACGGCAGGAGTCAAAGAACTCTATACCATTCCAGTTGCAGATATTACAAGCATCACATTAGGAACTGACCACGACATCACAAACATCGTGTTTGCAACGGCAGGTGTTGGTTTTGGTAAAATCAACTTTAAGCGTGGAGAATGTGAAGTAACTGAAGCAATGGAAAGAAGTAACCAAGTAGAGGTAAACTTTGCAGTAGCTAATCCAACAAAAGAACAACGTAAAGAAATACAAGCAATCAAAGACTCTTGTGAGCAGTATATGGTTGCTCGTTTGTACGATGGCGACAGACTTTTGTTTATCGGTTACGATGAGGAGTTTGGAGATGAGGCATTCGCAGCGTTTATGAGTGCAGAATCTACAAGTGGTAGAGCAAAAGCAGACGATAACTTATTCTCATTTACTATGATGGCAGAGCAAGGCGAATTCTTGCGTGTATTGAGTGGTATTAGTGGTGCAACTCCATCACCAGCTACAACTCCAGCGGAAATTGTGGCAGAATTAGAAGCAGCAACATCTGTATAATATGTGGGTTTTTAAGAAGAAGTATAAAGGGCAAAAAATTGGTGTCAAGGGTTTTGGTATCCTTGACACTAACACCCTTTCAGCGGAGTTAATTTATAAGTATAGCTTATTGCCACAATTTACCAAACTGATAAGATTCATTGAACGTGCAGAAGAGAACAAAAAACCATCCAAGAAAAAGTCAGCAAACAAGCTTCCAAGTAACGAATAACGTAATTCAGTTACCAGACTACACAGACAAGCAGAAGATAGTTACCAAACAAGGGTTAAGAATTGTTAGCACAGTTGACAATAACTTATTTCCTCAAAAGGTATCTAAATTAGCCAAAGAAAGTAGCACCTTGAAAGCGGTAATTAACTCGTTTGCCGAGTATGTTAGCTATGGCGCTTTATTAACTGAAAATATGCAGTTAGAGCGCAAGTTGACAAAGGACTTAAACAAGTATTACAACTGGTTTGAGTTGGCTAAACGAGTGGCTAAAGACCGCAGAACGTATGGCTACGGCTTTATTGAAGCAATCCGCAAGGGTAGCGAGGTATTCGTTTATCATTTAGATGCTTCGCAAGTGCGATTTATGGAGTATTTTGGAGAAAAACCCGAAGCGGTAGCGATAAGCAAAGACTGGAACGATACAAGAATACGCCCAATAGAGCGTACATTATATCCAAACTACGATGAAGATGGTCGCACCATTATTCCTATAATGGAATATGAGAGCGGAATGATAGACTACCCTCTGCCGATGTGGAGTGGTGCGTTTTTTGATGCTCAAGTAGAGAGTCTTATAGGTCAATACAATGCTAATCAGTTTGAGAATGGAGTAACTTTGTCAAGTATCTTAATGTTTGACTTTGGGGATACTACCGATGCGAATGGAGATGCCGAGAAAGGTTTAGCACGACAGAAACAAAAGTTAGAAAGTCAGCTAAAAGGCACGAGTCAAGGGCGAAGCGGTAAGAGTTTAATTGTACCGAAAAGTGGAGACGTTGAAGCACCCGAGTACATTACATACCCGATGCAAAAAGAGGGTAGCTTTATTGAGTTGCAGAAGTTAGTTGAGAACAACATCGTAAAAGCGTGTAGCTGGTTTAGAAGTTTAGCAGGTTTAGAGAGCGCTGGAACTTTAGGCAACAATCAGCAGCTACGGAATGAGTGGGAGTTAGCCGAAAGGTTAATAAGAAATGAGCAAGATATTATAATGGAAGCCTTGCAGAAAGCGTTTAAAGGTACTGCATACGAGGGCGAAGTAAGTTTCAACAATCAATCGCCGATGAACGTGGTTAACGACTTGGCGGCTATTACTGCGCTATTAGAGAAAAAGGATATAATAGGCGAAGCAGCAGTATATGAGTTGCTGATGATGATGGGAATGGATGACGAACAAGCTAAAACAATAGTAGGCAATGATAGCGAGTAAAGCAGAGATTAAAGCATTGGCGTTCAGTAATACGTTTGATATGAATGCCGTAAAGGATAACCTAATTCAGTTAGTGGAATGGGAGCAGGTTTTATCGTTATTTGGTGCTGATTTTTACGATGATGTGGTAGCCAATCCAGCGAGTTATACAACGCTTATAGACACCTATTTAAAGCCTTACATCGCTTATAATGTAAAGGCTTATTTGAGCAAAGCTAATCATATTAAGACTGGCAATAAAGGCGCACAAACTGCACAAGGTAGTAACGAGCAAATAGCTAACGTGGAGTTCGCCAAGCGTGAGGCGATGAATATGGCTACCAAGTATAAGCGTCAAATGATTACTTACCTTGACAACACCAAGCCGACTTTATGGAAAGGTGAGCCAAAGGATGACCAAATAATAAACAAGATAATTATAATGTAATGGATAGCACCTACGTTACAAATTATTTTACTAATGGAATAGAAAGTAGCTTTATTATGGCTGCTTTCTTTTTTCTTTTGTTAGCGTTTGTTACAAGCAAGTGGTTTCAGTTTACGATTAGAGATAAGGAGTCGCAAAGAACACCATTAGATGTATCTTTTTCTTTTTGGTGGCTTGATAATTACAATAGTGTTGTGTCGTTTTTCTTGATGTGTTTTCCAATTATTGTATTTACGGAGGACTTGGTGCATTGGCTGGGGTTAAACTTTTTGCCCGATGCGATGAAGACCGAGAATCCGATGTATATCTATTACATATTCGGTTTGTCTTTTGGCTGGGTGTTGGAAGTGATTTTAAAGAAAGCGAAGCTAATTAGAAACGCACAAAAATAGAGAAATGGATAAAGTAATAATAGGCGCAATTTTATTAATACAGTCACTACAAACGGAAAGTTTTAAGCAGAAGATAGTAGACGTATGCTTGACTATTTCAACTGGTATGGGTGTTTACTTTACTTTACCTTTTCAAATCAGCACTAACTTTTATGCTCAAGAAATATTCCGCAGCATCACAAGTATATTTACCGCTATTACCATTTTGGTAATTTCACTATTTATTCGTAGATGGTGGAGTAAAAGATTTAAATGAGAATAATCAAGCGCATCTTTATTCATTGCTCTGCTGGATTTGGCAATGTAGAAAGCATAAAACGGCATTGGAAGTCTATTGGCTGGAAGTCCGTAGGCTATCATCGTATAATCGCTGAAGATGGCGAGGTGTTTCAGTTAGCACCATACGAGCAAGTGACTAACGGAGTTAAGTATTACAATAGCACAAGCATTCATATTTGTTATATTGGTGGAGTAGATAGGGCAAACGTACACAAGGCAAAAGATAGTCGCACAGAAGCGCAGAAAGAAGCGTTAATATGCGAAATAGAAAATGCCTTACTGTATCTTAAACAATTTCAAAGCATAGATAATATTCAAATATTAGGACATCGTGACATCAGCGAAGATAAGAACTTAAATGGCAAGGTGGATAGCTGGGAAAGGATAAAAGAGTGTCCAAGTTTTGATGCGATACCCGAATATTTACACCTAATAGAAAAATACAAATAATACATTATATTTAAAGCGTGAAACTACACGAGTTAAAAGAAAAGCTAAACGATTTAGAATTAAAACAATACGATGGTATGCACTTGCGTGGTGGTACTATCTTGGATGCTGAAAAATTCGTACAAAATCACATATCTTTTTTAGAAGCCAACGCAGGTAATATCACTTATTTATGTTATTACGATAGGCTTTTAAAATTTTACCAAAAAACACAAAACAATGAACTGTAAACAAGCCTTAAATAGTTACCCAAGACAAAAAAACGAAAGCAATAACAAATGGTTTAAGCGAGTAGCTGAACTTACTGGACTGCATCACAAGAGCCTTAATAAGTATTTCTATACTCATAGGGATTTTGTAGAAACACAGCGAAAATACGACAAGCAAGGCAATGTAATCAGCAGAGTAGAAAAGCTACAACAAGCAAATTTAGTGGATGTTCCCGATGGATTAGAACTATCACGATTAAGCACGAATGTCACTACTGGTCAGCAATGGCAAATCTACACCAAAGAAAGTCAAAATAAAGCGTTTTTTAAGCTAAATAAAGACTTAATTAAGGAAACACTAAAGGAATGTAATTTAAAGCCCTTAAACGCGCCTAAAATCACTCCTACGAGCAACAAGGTGTTAAAGGTAA